AGGAGAACTTTGTCTGAGTGCCCAATTAATAGTTTGTAGTCGCTTGGGCTTGATAGGTTCTTACCAATATCGTTTCCTATGAATATGTTGTTACTCATATTCTGTGGAGAGTTCTCACCAGCTAAACGTCCAATGATAATGTTGTCATTGCCCGTCTTAAGTGAGGTTGCTGAATTGTCGCCAATAGTAATGTTACGTGAGCCGGTAGTTATTTCATCTCCCGCATAAGCACCGATAGCTACATTGTTATCGCCACCATTGATATCATAAAGCGCGTGGCAACCGTACCCAGTATTGGACTGTTCTGAGGAGCTGATTGTGCTCCTATCTTTATTGGAGAGTTTACCGGCAAGCGTATTGCACCAATCGTCTGTATAGACTGCTCTCGCGTCGTTCATGTCGTACTTGTTAAGGGTAAGATCAAATTCATTACCCGCATCGTCAAGTAGATATGCTGATTGCGTCTGGTTGGTGATACTCTTTGACTTTATGTAGATCTTTCCGTAATCTGCTGTGGAGCTAGGTTTTTCAGATCTTTCTCTCATGCTGATGGCAGGATCGCTTCCATCAAGACCGCTGCCTAGAGTTAGCATTTCGTTAGGATCAAGCTTATGAATGCCGACAAACTTACTGTCATTGTCAAGCGAAATGACAACCTTGCTTCCGCCATCATCCCATAGGGACATGTCGGCTCTTCTGTTTGTTACGGTGTATTCAAGTTCAACACCTTCCGACTCCGTGTCAAGCGGATTGTTCTGCGCCCCAAGTAGCTGGAGAGAGGTCTTCTCCGTTGTGCCCCAAGTGGTATTGCGAGCTATGGTTTCACCCGTGCTCTGAATATTGAAGATGGTCTCAGGGAGGATAACGTGGGCAGCGTTTTCGATATCGCTAATGCCAACCAAGCCCGGACTATCAGACCTCATAATCGTCAGCGCGTTAAGCGGGGCTACGGTGTCGTCGTATGCAGCAACCACTAGGCGATCTTGGCGTTGGCCAGTGTAGCCAACTTCATCTTTCTCGTCTATATAGTCAATGCTAAATCCAGTAACCTTCTCTCTTGGAGGGATAGCTGAATCTGTTCGTTTGGCCATTGTTCTGGTGACGAGGCGTTGACCAACTGTAACACCAGAATTTAGGTGGGAGTAGCTGACGTGATAATCTGTATCAACACCAGAAGCTATGAAGTTTACGTCTGTAACATTACCAATCTTGCCTTCGGGACTAATTGGGTTTGGTGTGATGTGGTCTTCTTTGGTTAGGTAGACAACGTTATCAACTTTAGTGATCGCTGATATATCAGCCATCCCTTCTTGTGTCGTTTCGGTAGAGCATGTTCCAATGGAAACGCCCCCACCATCAGCCCGGTGGAGATAGGCGGCAAAGCGGGGTGCATCATAATACCTCGCTATAATCATGCTCTCCCCAGTTTTCGCTGTCAGGCCTTGAGAGCCACGGTAGGCGAGACCACCGTCGTGACCAGCGTAGTAGATGTAGGGTGTGATGTCGTTAGCCAGAAGTTCCGCGCTTTTATACTTAATAAACCAACCGGCTTGAGCAAAATCGTCAGCGGCAGATCCTTCGGGCCAGTAGCCAACTGAGTGGTGGGCCGTACCTGTACCGTTAGATGATATCTCAACCGCTCCAGCTCCAAACACGGCGTCGAATTTAGGCTGGGCCATGGCCACTGTATCGCTGGTAAAGAACTCAACCTCTTTGTCAGAACCGGCTGTTACTGGCTGACGCCACACAAGCTTAAGTCCTATGTCATTTGGTTCGGCATCAGTGTCATACTCCCCATTACCGGCATAAAAAGCCGCGTCTTTCATCTGCTTCTCTGACGACGGGTAATTACTGACATATACGGAGAAAGTCCCATCCATGCCGTCAGCATGCAGGTCTTGAGTGACCCCATAGAGGGTGATTTTCGGGTTTCCGTTCTGCGGCTGCCCAACACGGTCTGGGTGTCCAGTTATAAGGTAGAACCACGTGTATTGATAACGTGTATTGGCAAATGGAATAATATCAGGAGAGGCGCTGCTACTGTTTTTGATCTTTGTTATCGTATCGAATTGTGTGGGCACTCGCGGCTGGGTCGGCCAAGAGGTGCTAGTGTCATATGGGTAGGTAGTTAGCGTAACCCCTGTGATACCCTGTGCTTTCACGGCGTTGTTGAAATAGTCGCAGAGATCGGCTGATGTAGCATCAAAGGGGATTGGGTCAGTTGTAAATATCTCGCCAGTATCTTCTCTTTTAATGCGAAGCCTACAGCTTCCCCTGCTGGCGATCTGTGTTCTTCGTATGCGGAAATAGTCAGTCCTGTGTCGAGTGAATGGAAATCCACCTTGGATATTAATGGCCCTGCTGTAGAAACGGTGAGCAAAGAACGTTCTTTCGTTTTCACTTACCGTGCCGCCCAAAGATAGGCTTGAGCCATTGCAGGTAATCTGAGCAACATTAGTCTTCGCTAATGTACCAGTAAACGTGACAGTCCAAGGCCCGCCGTTATTTCCGGTAACTGCAATATCACCAACTTCTAGGTTTGACAGGGCTTCTAGCGCTGACTGTACGTCAGATGAAGAGGCATCAAAAGCGATAGCAGATGTAGTTTGCCCACTATATGTTAGCGTAAACGTGCCACCCGTAGCGTTGATTGCAATCTTCTGTATCTCATTCTGGCCAAGATCGCCAGTCCTAATGATATCATCATCTCTCTGGATGAACCAGCCGTAACAACCGTTTTGGTTAATGAGGGCTAGTGTGTCATATCCCATCACCCTGTCAGTTCTTACGTGTGAACCTGAAGCAACGTGAATGCTGATGTTACTATTCCAAGATGATCTGGAATAAGGAGAGTCGGTCTCTAAGCATTTCAGGGTTGGGTCTGGAGATCTGTAAACCCACTCGTAGTTTCTCCTGAAGAACCCTTGCTCAGAACCGTCTGTTCCGCTAGATTGTAGTACTAACCCTCCACCCTCAAGCTCTTGGTCTGTGAGGTATCCGCATGGTGGACCACCTGAATAGCACGGGTCTCCACTTGACGCTAAATAAAGAGTCTTACATTCGTATATACAACTATTGATTTCTTTGTAGTTATATTCAGTTACATCTAAAGCACCGCTGACGTGGAGGGATTTAAAGAAGCCAGCTCCCCATCTTAGGTCTGGGTGTCCAAGCTGAAAGTTGTCGTTCCATAGGGGGACAATGCTTCCACTGGAAGTAATGATGCCGTGATTTCCAGATGGCGTATTATTACCAACGCCTATGGCTCCGCCGCTTCCTAAGAATAGCACATCTTTGTTTCCGGCAGATGTTGATCTAGAGATAGTGAAGTCGTTGCCGGAAGGATAGTTAAGTGATCGGGAGGCTAGGATATGTCTCCACCGCCTGTCTGAGTGACCCAAATTGAACTGGTCACTACCAGAAGGTGTTATATCTCCACCAACCTGTAGCTTGCCGTAGTCGTCTAGACCGCTTACAGCAACCCCTAATTTCAGCCTGATCAAGTCGCCGTGAAGAAGGGGTATCAGTCCTGAACCAAGAGGGTTGTCACATACAGACTGACTATTTACGTCGTGACTTCCGAGGTAGAACTTGTAGCTGTCATTTGGGTTTATGTAGTAGCCAGCTCCGTGACCAATTGCAATGTTAAGGTTTCCTTCCTTAACTCTATGCAAGCTGAAGTTACCAACCCCTACATTACCAGAACCAAAAACAGCGCCTGCAACAGCGCTGTTACCAATACCAATGTTGTCGTGCCCGTATAGCGCACAGCCTAGTGCGTGTGAACCAACGGCTGTGTTTCTAGCCCCGGTATAAATATCCATAAGGGCTGAATAGCCAAAGGCGGTATTGTCGATACTTTTGTATCCGGGCAAGTCTAGCTTGCCAATAGCTTTATCGCCAGCCCGTGTTGTTCTGGTGTCTACCGTACCAAAGTTTTTAGAAAATAGGTTGTGGTCGGCGGTAAGTAAGTGTACAGAATCAGCGAGGTCAAGCATGTTTTGCCTGACATCTCGCGGAGATACTAAGCCGGTTGAGTTATCGACTATATCTCTTGTTATATTTTCTACAAGCTTTAGCTTATTCAGAATCATCGGAGACTACCTTGTTTATTTGAAGCTAATTTCTAAGGTACCAACATCAAACTTAACGTTGTCTCCTGTATAAATTAGTCTTGGATTGTCCAGTTCCGCCCACATTAATAGATTTCCAGTTCCAATTGTGGAGTTATCTACTAAGGCTACACCTGACACCCATCCCCAGTCTGTAAGGGCTGTATTAAAAATAATTTGCCCACTATTTCTGATGACGCCACTTCCCGCGTCCCAGTCATCTGATACATATGACCACCTCTCGTTTGAGGGTGCTCCTAGTGTTACTCTGGAATATCCAGTACCTGAAGATTGAGCGCCTAGAGTAGGTTTGCCTAGATAATCAATACCGCTACATAGTTCAGGAAGGGAGTTTGTTACTCCTGTGTAAAGTTGACCGGCTCCTGTATGCGCGTCTTGTGGCACTCCGCTAGTCAAGGCAACAGAGATATTTTCAGGTTTTGGAAAGCTATACCCTCTAAAAAGGTAGTTTAGTAGGCCTGATTCTAAATAATCAGAGAGTGCGTTTGCCATTTTAATCTCCTATAAAGTCGTCCTAAAAGAACATGTTCTATTAGTATATACACATAAAAAAAGAGCCACCCCCGTTTATTTGGGGGCGGCTCAACATGGGTGCAGTTAAAAAAGAGTACTTTTAGGCCTAGAAGGAGCCTAGGATAACCCTTCTGTTGTCAAGTACACCAAAACCAATCTCTGCCCAGCCGTAGAAGCCAGCGCGCTGTTGACGATGAAGAGTAGGATCTTCAAAGACTTCTAGCTGCTGCTTAACAGGCATAACAAAGCTGTCGCGGTTTGACAGGTCTAGTCCAACGACAAGCTCAGAGTCTGCGGATTGGACTGCACCACCAAGCTCATTGGTGAAGAAGCTCTGATACTCTTGGCCTTCGCCAAGCTCATCAAGGGAGTGGAGGTTAACACCAAAGATACGGGTGATTGGGGCACCCTCTGCATCAGCGGTGTAGATTTCACGGCGGGTTACTTCGTCCACCTGATCCATACCCCAGTTACGAACATCTTCAAGAGCTTCTGGGCTAACGTACAAGTCAGTTAGACGACCACGGCCAACTGAAGCACTGTTACCGCCAGAGTTACGACGCATGACAGTCTGCATCAAAGAGACAATTCTCTTCGTAAACATACCGGCAGTTGCATCGCCATCGTAGACCAAGATGTTACGGTCAACACCAGCAGCAAGAAGTGTGTGCCAGCCATCGTCATTCATTTTCTTGACGAATCCAGCTTCCATCACTTGCATAGCTCGTGATACAATATCCCAGCGAGCTTCTCTAGCATATCGCAAGAGGTAGTCGATTGAGGACGTGATGCTATACGTAGGAATAGTCACGTAGTCACTCTCGACTGCTCGTTCTGGAATTCTACCGTGTCCGGGGTTGGTATAAGCAACATGGTCGCCTTCCATACCCGGAGAAATCAGGTCTAACGGAAATTCAGTGGTACTCCCCGGTTCAACATTAATGGTTTCAAAAATGTCGCCAAGGATATTACCAACAAGTACGCCCTTTCTTAATGGAAGCTCCAACGCTTTAGCAAATTCCCGCTGAGCGGCAACTGCGACATTCACGTCGGTATCTCCTGTTTTGCGAAGCAGGGCAAGATGATCTTCGCTAGGTCTATTAAAAGTAGTCATTTTTAGATCTCCTTTGTTTAGGTTGGCTTAGGAATCTTGTCCGAAGTTAGGTAGGTTCACTTCAACCTTTGCGTAACCATCCTCGTCCTTACCGGTCAAGAATCGTCCAATAGCAAGGCTACCAGATGCACCAATATTAGATGCAGCAATAATATTACCGTTGTCAGTAACAAATGCTACATTGCCAGCAACAGGTGTGCCGGTAATCATATTGGTTACAACCCAACCCTTACGGAGAACTGTAACTTTTCCACCTAGTTGAACTTCATCTTTGAAGTGGTTTAAGTGGGTTCTTGTTAAGTCTTTGTTAACTACATCATTAAGCAAAATGCCCACTGGAACGTGGGATGTAGTGACTGTCGCTTGGTAGCGAACTTTGTTCACACCTTGGTCCATAGCGGCACCAGATGCGGTAGTACCATCATGACAAACTACTCCACCACGAGTTGCAGCAGCGGCATCGTAGAAGAAGCTAATGTCAGTCTGGAGTTCATTTCTATCTGCTTTAAGAGCCATTTTTAGATCTCCTTTATAGAGTTTTACTTAGTGTTTGTTCTCAAAACGTTTTCGGAAAGCCACTCAGCTAGACTAGCTCTGGTGTCTTGTAGATCGTCTTCTTCAGCTTCAACTAATGTTGCTTCTGAAGATTCTACTTCGTCAAACATTTCTTCCGTAGCTTCAGCTTCTTCTGATTCATCAGCTTCTGAAGTTTCAGATGCTTCTGCTTCCACTTCCACTTCTGCTTCAGCTTCAGCATCCTTCTTTTTTTCTTCGTCTTCCTTTTTCTTTTTCTTGTCGTACCACTTGGCAACGATAGCATCAAATGCTTCGTCTTCAAGAGCATCATAAAGAGCAAGAGATTCTTCAGCTTCTTCTGCATCAAAACCTGCGTCTACAAGGCTGGCTAAACGTTTTTGTTGACGTTCTTTTTGTTTCCAGTCTTCTAGGGTTTTGTGAGCTTCTGCTAATTCTTCGCCTTTTTGTGCTAGAGCTTCTTCCAGCTCAGCGATCTTTGTTTGTGAAGCTTCAGCAGCTTCTTCGAGAGCAGTAATAGCCTCAGCCTTTTCGGCAATATCGCCTTCAAAAGCTTCAATCGTAGATGCAAACTCTTTATCTTTTGCTCCTTCGATATCTTTCTTCATAGCTTCGTTTTGAACCTTAGCGGCCTTAAGCTCAGCCTGAAGGTCGGCAACCTGCTTCTCTAACAGATTCTGATTATCGGACATTTCTTTGTCTCCTATTGAAAACTCAGTAAATTTATTTTCATCATCTACTAGGAATGCTTTACTTGAGTTAAGGATAATACTTCTTGGGTTTGCTGGCTTAGAAACTAAACCCTTCCCAGAAAAAGAAATACTCCGTAAAGCTCTACCTATCTTATATCCTTCGTACTCTCCGGTTCCGCCATAAGACCTTAAGTGCTTAGTAAGAAACGCCGATGACTCGTTTCTTTCTAGTAACTTTGATTCTCCTTTGGGGTCAACAAGGGCATAATCAAAACCTGCAAAAAGGCACTCCATGGATACGAACCATTTCCCGTCCTCTATTTCAGCAATTATTTGCTGCATCCTTTCTCTATTCTCTGGTCCCGTCCAGCTATTATACAGAACTGCTTCAGTAATAATATCGAAGCTTTCGGGGCACTCGGCATCAGCCGATACTTTGTTTCCGTTTCTATCAATAACGTAACTACTTGTTATATGCCCGATGATATCGTTCTCGTCGTGCATAAAGTTAAATTGTTTATCTTCTGGTGTAGTTCTAGCCGCCCAAGTAATTCCGGGCTGAAATACATCATCGTTCTTGTTCCATCCAGTTGAAACTAGAACTGACTCTAAATAATACAAGTCTATTTGATCCGGGTTACTATTAGCTAGAAGCTTGTCTATGTCCGGGCTTGATATATTAGGTAGTTCTGAATCGACACGTTCCTCTTTTGAGATCGTGGCCGGTGAACAGTACGCAATTGAATTCTGAGAAGCGATGGCCTCAGAAAGACCATCGACTATTTCTTGCTTGTATATGTTTATTTCGCTCATGTGAAACCTCTAAAAATATATACACAACTTGTTTAAATTATTGTAAACTACGGATTTTTACCTACTTAGTTTGTATTCCACAAACACCCCTACGACATGTTGTCTGTAGGAATCAATACTCATATTGTCCGTGTTCACACCTGAGATCTCAAGTAATTCCTTGAAATCTTGCGGCATTCGTAGGTTGCTTGCCATGCTTTGGTATACAATGTCAGGCGTTATCTCAGAGTTAACGTCGGAATTTGTAAGCACGTCAAGCTTTAGGTTTTCTAATTCAGCCACATCAGACTTGGTTAGCTGTCTTAGATTCTTCTTTCCTTTGACGCTCAGGAACGCCTCGTTTACGATATCTGAGATCTCGCTTAACGAGTTTTGGCTCCATGCAATCAATTCAGCAAGGCCGGGTTTAGATCTAGGCTTGTCAACCCTCTTCTTTCTAGGGTCTTTATCTGTTGAAAACCTAGGCCTTCCACCGTCTGGCTTCTCTGATTTCTTTTTCTTTGGAGGCCCTGATGGTCCGCTTGGTCCAGCCGGTTGAGGCTTAGGAAACTTCCTATCTATCATATCCTTTGAGTCAAGGCTGCTATCAACACCAACGTCTTCTGGGGTAACAATACCTTGTTGAAGGGCGATCTTTTCCAGATCGTTTTGATGTTGAGCATTATGAAATGGTCCGGCCTTGTCTGGCGAACTTTCTCTTTCCCTGTCCTGTAATTCTCTCTTGAGTCTAATTTTTTCGATTGTTGGTATTTCCTTAAATCTTTCAAGTACTGTTTCGTGACTGATAATATCCCTATCTGCTAATTGTATTAGAAGGTTCTTTTCAGCAGCCTCGTCTGATAGTGACATTTGATCAAAGTGGATTTGAGCAGGGTACCTAAAGCCCATGGCTCTTCTAACAAGCTCAACCTCATGTTGCCAGAACTTGATAAGCATATCTCTTCCGTACTGTAATCTTTCCACTAAAGTTTTGAGAGATATAAAGTTGTTAGTGAAACCTCCGCTTTGACCAGCCATTCCTGTTAGTGTTGGAGGAACGCCAAGTCCTGCGTATATACTATTTAGGACTGCTTGATATTTTTCAGAACCTAGAAACTTATAAACGTCACTACTTGATTCAGTAAAGCTAAGTTCAGGCCCCCAAACAAGTTCCATTGTGCCGCCACCAACATTGTTGGAAAGTATCTCTCTAAGTTTGTTGATTGCTGATTTATTGGGGAGAATCTTATGGTCTAAGTTACCAATAGTCCACAGCCTTATATTAGAGATAGCGCCGTCTAATGCTGACAAATCTGCTAGCCTCATCTTCTCAAGCATCATAACGTCGTCAAGTATAGCATAGATCATGGGGTTCGCCCATTGACTCCAATCGTCTTTCTTGTAGTAAAACGTGGAAACTCTATCTGGGTCTAATGGGATTTCTTTCTCGCCCCTCTCGATACTCCGCTTTATCTTTGGAGGTAATGTGTCTAGTACGTGTGGGGGAATGCTATTGTCTTTGAATTTGTCTAGCAGGCTTGATGAAGATATGGTTAGGTTTTTCTTACCAAGGAATAGAGATAAACCGCCGTCTTTTAGGTTGACGCTCATTGGGTTGAAGAAGTTGTATCTCCAAGGGATAACATTGTTTTCGATGTCTGGAGTCTCGACTTTGATATCGTTTGCAACGGTCTTCATGAACTTGATTAATTCAGGAGTCATGTTAGCAAATGACTTATAAATTATAACATTGCCCGTCCTGTATAATATATTAAGAAATCTCTCAGATCTCTCCTTGCCGTTGACTTTCTTGAACCAGTTGCGGTAGAACTTTTCTACACTTTTGTTTTGGTGTACTAGGTTGATTCCTTGTTGTCCAAAGTCTCCCATTAGGTCGATTACATTTCTAATGATCCCAACTTTATCGTAAGCATTCATACACATCTTAATGATGCGCTTCTGTCTCTGCGGTATCTGTTCGTGTGATCTGAAGGCGTAGTAGTCTGGATACCCAAAACCACTCCTGACAGATATGTTTGTTTCAATGTCTGTAAAGTCTCTATGGGACGCATGGCCTTTGCCAATCCCTGAGTAGGCATCGCTTACTCCTGAAAACTGAGAAAAGGCTTCTGCCTTACCTCTGTCATCACCATCGGACCAAGTTATAAAGTCATTGTTTTCAGTCATTTTTTATCACCATACTGAGCATTTGGAATGTAATTGGATTGTTATTAGATTATACACAAATTAGTACACGTCGTTGATGTTGTCAACGAACCAGCTCGGACCTGAGTACATATTTTTGTTTTGTGTTTTTTTGTCTTTGGAATAGTTTTCTCCTCCAGCATAAGCGAATCCTCC